AATCAGGAGCGAATCGAAGGCCACGCAGCAAAAGCGATGGATGCACAGCGTCTTGAGAACCTGATGGTTTCCATGATTGCAGATAACGCCACTCAGGCTGGCGGTGATGGCATTCCTATCGTGGATGTTGATTTCATTCCCGGCCCATTAATGAATCACTGGGCAGAGAGGAATAAGAAAAGACCTGCAGTTCTTCCTATGACCAGCAAGAAGGACAAAAACGGAACAGTCATTTCAGAAGCTCAGGTTGCTGGCTGGACACCTCCGACACAAATGCCGCCAGCTCTTGCCGGGCTATTGCAGTACACCGGAACGGCTATTCAGCAAATTACAGGTGCGTCGCAGCTTGAGAACATGCCGAGCAACGTCGCCACCGATACCGTTGATAGCATTTTTAACCGGATGGATACGCAGTCCTATATCTACATGGACAACATGGCTAAATCCATGCGCCGCGCTGGCGTCGTGTGGCTTTCTATGGCGCGTGAGGTCTATGGCAGTGATACGCCGATGCGTATCGTTAATGAGGACGGCAGCGATGACGTGGCGCTGATGACTGGTGAAGTGGTTGACCGTCAGACAGGGCAGGTTATCGCGCTTAATGACCTTTCGCAGGGCAACTATGAAGTGACTGTCGATGTCGGTCAGTCGTTCGCTACTCGCCGTGATGCAACGGTTAAGTCGTTACTTTCCATGCTGGCACTTATCCCACCAGGAACGCCGAAGCACGACCTTGTATCGTCGATGATTCTCGACAATATGGACGGCGAAGGGATGGACGACCTTAAAGAATACAACCGCAATCAGTTGCTTCTGTCTGGAGTTATCAAGCCGAGAACGCCAGAAGAGCAGCAAATGGTTGAGCAGGCGAAACAACAACAGGCCAGTCAGCCAGATCCGGCTATGGTTGCTGCGCAAGGTCAGCTTCTTGCTGGTCAGGCTGAATTGCAGAAAGCGCAGAACGAACAGGCAGCTATTCAGGTTAAAGCATTCCAGGCACAGACGGATGCTCAGGTTGCTGCGGCAAATGTTGTGAAAATCCTCGCATCTGCCGATAGCCAGCAAAAATCTGATATCCGTGAGGCGCTGAAACTGCTCGGACAGTTCCAGCAACAGCAAGGAGATAATGCCCGTGCTGATGCAGAGCTTGTCCTGAAAAGTCAGGCGCAAGGCCATGCGCAGCGCATGGACATCAGCAGCATCCTGCAAAAATCAACTCAGCAACAACCACAGCAGTAATTAACCCATAACGTGCAATGGCTGTCTTTATGAGGCCTGGCACCCTATTGCCTTCCGATGGGCTGAACATCGAGTAAACAGGGGTAACAAATGGACCAGATGGCAGAAAACACACCAGAAGTTGAAATCGAAACCGACGCGTCAGAGCAGATTCCTGATGATGTCGAACTGGCTGAAGAAGTCGAAAAAGAAGATGGCAGTGAGTCCTCCGGCAATGATGCAGAGGAAGCTACTGAAACTGATGACGACGAATCAGAACAGGAATTCTACTTTGGTGACGAAAAGCTGGATTCGCCAACCAGCGAAGATGGCGCAGAGCATGGACTGGTAAAACACCTGCGCAAGACGATTAAAGAGAAAGACCGCGAACTGAAAGAGCTGATGCGTCAGTCTCAGAAACCCGTCGAGCAGCAGCCGGTAATCACTCAACCACCGCGAATGCCAAAACTGGATGATGAGGACATCGGTTTCGATGAAGAAATCTACCAGCAACGCATGGCTAAGTGGGCAGAGGATAACGGAAAGTACCAGCAACAGGAGATGGCTCGCAAGCAGAAGGAGCAGGAGCTTCAGGCTGCTTATCAAGAGCGATTATCCAAATATCAGCAACGTGTTAAGGCTCTCAAGGTTCCTGGCTATCAGGAAGCAGAACAGGCCGTACTCGAGGAAATCCCCATCAAGACACAAAACGCGATCCTGTTTGAGTCAGAGAAGCCGGAAATCGTTGTTCTGGCACTCGGTCGCAACGCTGAACTGCGCAAGCAACTGGCAGAAGCTACCAACCCCGTAGCAATTGGTCGTCTGCTGGAACGTATCGAATCGAAGGCCAGAATCATGCCAAAAGCAAAAACCACGGCAGCCACAACCCCGACAGTTAAGGGGAGCAACGGCGCAGTAATCAACAACCTCGACAAATTGAAAGCCAAGGCGCTGGAAACTGGTGACTGGACGCCGTATTTCGCCGCTAAAAAGGCAAAAAAATAACCTATCGGAGCATTAAGCATGGCTAACCAATTAGCAAAAGACCTTGAAATCATGTTCGAAAACTACGTTGAAGGCTTTGAGGCCGCCTGCGTAGTTTCCCGTAACGCTAAAAAATTCCGTCCCGGTGATACAGCAATGCAGCGAGCAGGTGATGTTCTGTATCGTCCGCAGCATTACCACATGAACATTGAGGAAGGCCTAGACCTCAGCGGCAAAACGCCAACAGCACTGGTTCAGCGCCTTGTTCCTTCTGTGTTCAAGGAGCCGAAAAACATTCTGTACACTCTGGATGCGCGTGAAATGCGTGACCCGGAACATAAAACTGAAGCTGGTCGCGCCGCAGGTATGCGCCTTGCTGCACAGATTGACTCTGACCTGATTTCCATGGTTACGCAGCGTGCTACTAACGTGATCACGATGGCTGACTCAACCACAGGTTCACAGGGCCGTGATTTGTGGAACTGTGCGGCAGGTATTGATGCCACCATGACGGCGATTGGTGTACCTCAGGGTATCAACCGTCGCTCTTTCTGGAACCCCTTCAACTACAAAGACCTTGCTGGCGAGCTTGGTCACCGTGCCTATGCTCAGGGCGCAACCCTGACAGCATACGAAAAAGCGCAGATCCCTCCGGTTGCGTCCTTCGATAGCTACAAGACCGATATTTCTGGTCGTGTTCCGAAGGGTACAGCAACTTCCATTACGCTGGCAGCAGCACCTGCGCACAAGGTTGAAGCGAAAGATGCTAACGATATGCCAGTGGATAACCGACAGGGGACCATTACGGTATCTACTGAAGGTTTGCAGGTTGGCGATGCGTTTACCATCGCAGGGGTGAATTCTGTACACCAGATCACCAAAGATACCACCGGGCAGCCGCAGGTATTCCGCGTTCTGGCAGTAAGCGGAACGACAGTAACTATCTCCCCGAAAATTCTGCCGCCTGACAACGCGGATGTCGCCAGCCGACCATATGCAAACGTTGATGCTAATGCGGCAAGTAGCGCAGCAATCACCATTCTCAACAAAAATGCCGCACCGGCTAACCTGTTCTGGGCTGATGGTTCTGTTGAACTGATGTACGGCAAACTGGCGTTCCCAACTGGTCAGGGGCCACAGGTAATGACAGCAACCACCGAGCAGGGCGCTACGCTGATCATGTCTTACGCCTTCGACCACATCAAAGGCGTAACCACTGCGCGTTTCACCACTCTGTACGGTTGCTCTGTACTGGTTCCTGAATATACGGGCATCGTTATTGCCGGGCAGTAATTTTGGTGGGGCTTCGGCCCCATTTTTATTGGGAGAAGACAATGGCACGAACAATGCTCTATAAGCCAGGCAACATGATCACCTGCGGTCAGTTTGCTGTCGATTACATCATTGTTGATGACGAAGAAGTTAAATCTCACCTGAAAAAAGGTTGGGTAAAAACTCCTGAAGAAACCGCAACGAAGCAAAAAGTGGCTAAGGCGGAAGAAGATGGCGAAAACGAAGGGTGATCTCGTTCTAAAGGCTTTACGAAAAGCTGGGCTGTATTCCAATGTCACGTTGACAGATGCTGACCCTCAGGCAATTGAAGATGCCATTAATGACCTCGAAGACATGATGGCAGCATGGCAGGCGAAAGGTATCGAGCTTGGGTATCAGTTTGCTGATACAGAAAACGGCATCATGCCGTTACCTGACGATGATTCAGGCATCCCTGCATGGGCAAATGATGGCGTCGCTTTGAAACTCGCTGTGCAAGTGTGCATGGATAACGTCATTCAGCCGTCAGACGCTCTCCTTACCGCTGCTGACAGTGCATATCAAACAATCTGTATCGCTTTAACCAAAATACCACCACTTGAGCGGCGAAATGACATGCCTCGCGGTAGTGGTAACAAAAGCGCGTTTACGTGGAATCGGTTTTACATCGAGAAAGATGATCCGAGTACGTGAGGTGAATAAATGCCGATTCAGCAACTTCCGCTTATGAAAGGTGTCGGCAAAGACTTCCGAAACGCCGACTATATCGACTATCTACCAGTGAATATGTTGGCAACCCCCAAAGAAATCCTTAACAGCAGCGGATATCTTCGCTCATTCCCGGGAATTGCCAAACGTTCTGATGTGAACGGCGTATCTCGCGGCGTCGAGTACAACATGGCGCAGAGTGCTGTTTATCGCGTATGTGGTGGCAAGCTGTATAAGGGCGAAAGTGAAGTCGGTGATGTTGCCGGAAGTGGTCGTGTATCAATGGCGCATGGTCGGACATCTCAGGCTGTAGGCGTTAATGGTCAACTGGTCGAGTATCGCTATGATGGCACGGTTAAAACCGTCTCAAACTGGCCTACAGACAGCGGATTCACGCAGTATGAGTTAGGTTCAGTCCGTGACATTACTCGCTTACGTGGGCGTTATGCATGGTCAAAAGACGGTACTGATTCATGGTTTATCACTGACCTCGAAGATGAATCGCATCCTGACCGGTACAGCGCACAATATCGTGCAGAATCGCAGCCAGACGGCATCATTGGCATCGGTTCATGGCGTGACTTTATTGTTTGCTTCGGTTCGTCAACGATAGAGTATTTCTCCCTGACTGGCGCAACAACAGCAGGCGCTGCTCTTTACGTCGCACAGCCGTCGCTGATGGTACAGAAGGGGATTGCCGGAACATACTGTAAAACGCCATTCGCTGATTCATACGCATTCATCAGTCACCCGGCTACTGGCGCACCCTCTGTCTACATCATCGGGTCAGGGCAGGCTTCACCAATTGCGACCGCCAGTATTGAGAAGATTATCCGCTCATACACCGCTGAAGAACTGGCGACGGGTGT